ATACAGGTTCCTCTTCGTTTTTAATAAAAATGATATTTCCAGCGTGTAAATCACCATGGGTTACACTATTGTTTATAATTGAAACAAACCCATATTTCATTACCAACTTAGCAAATTCATTGTAATCTGAGTCGTCCAATTTTGATATATGAACCCCGTTGATGTACTCCATCATAATAATGTTAGGATATGTTTCTGTGACTTCTTTATAAACCTTGGGTATTTTTATATACTTCAAATTCTTGCAATTCTCAGCCATTTCTATGGTGTTTTTAACTTCTTCCTGAAAGTCTAATTGTTCACGCAACAAACCTATGTTCTTTTTTATTACATTTGGAATTTCAAGCGCGTTAAACTGAGGGATAAGTGATATTGCCTCAATAAAAAACAAGAGTTTTTCAATTGCATCGTCTAGCTTGGCATCAATATTTATTCGTTTCATCTTTAATATTACATCTCTCCCATTAACATCTCTCAATTTATAAACCAACGAAATCATACCCGATTTCATTGGAATTGTGTCATTGTATGGAACTAATGTGTATATGTTTATCATGGCTTCAAATAAATCTATATCAATATCTTCTTCAGTATAAGGTGCAGAATCTGTGTATTTCAATAACTCACTATTCATTGTATCATCTATTAAATTGTTGTTCAATGATATTGCTTGAAACATTTTTACATATAAAATGTTCTTTTGAGCAAGGTTTTTTGCGACATTGCGAATAAATGCGCAGTAGTCTCTGTTTATAATATATTTGACACACTCGAAAGAAAACATAAATGTGACATCAACCATAAATGCCACATTTGAAACGGTTTTTTTAATTGAATTAAGTATTCCAAACATATATTAATTTGTATTGTTAATTGTAATTTTCTCTATAAATTGTTTTGTTCTTAAAAATATTTTACTAATAACAGTTGTTGCCAATTTTTCAATAAACTCTGGTAAGTGCATGCTTTTATGAAAAGAAGTTTTTGTTTTAATACTCGCCTTGTGCTGATTAATAAAATCACATATTGCGGTTACATTATCAATTGGAATAAGCTCAGCTTGTTTGTTTGGTATATTAACTTTTGGCGCATTATTATTAGTCGTTGTTTTAAAAATAATTTGTTTTTCTGTTTTTTCAATGCAAATGTCAATGTGTACGTATTTTTGTGGAACGCCAAAATCATCAAAAAAGTGTTTAAATAAAATATACGCGGTTGCACTTTCAGAACTATTAAGTTCTAAATAAAAATCATCAAATATGTCATGCTTGTTGAGTTCATATAAAAGTTTAATAAATTCCAAATTAATAACTTTATCCAATAAAATCTTATTGTTTGTAATGTCATATTCAAATAAATAATTATATTTGTCTATTCTTGTCATTTTACAATCTTTTTTATCCATAATAACTTTTGTTTTATTGGATTCTTGTTGGTCTTCGTCTTTATACTCGTGTAAATTCATTTATTATATATGCAATCTAATTTAATAAATGAATTATAACTTAACATCGCACTCTTGCACATTATACAATTTGTGCGCATATTTATTTGCATCTTTTGATATCCACCTTAATTTTGCTTTATCTAAATGATATATTTTCCAATCGCTTAAGAATGGTTCATCTAAAACATAATTAAATGCTCCGTCTTTATATTTACAAGAAACTTTGGGGTTATTTTTTATCCAGTCTTCTCTTAAAATATGAAAGGGAATAATGTGGTCAACTTGAGCATCGTACCCTAAATTTTTATTTTCAATTGGACAAATGTTTGTTGGGTTCAATGTATTATTAATTTTAAACAGGTCTATTTGTTCTTGAATTGCCTGTCTGAACGCTCTATTTAATTCTTCGTTTTTTGTTCTTATTTTTCCACAAAGTCTTTTTATAGATGCGTCCCACCAGACATCATTAACTTTCATTTTAAAACACAATGTATTGTATTTATTGTGTTTTTTTATGCAAACGGTTGATATTTCTAAAGCGTTAAATTTTTCTTCACTTTCATCCGGTGTGTAAAATTTTGAAAACATGTGTTTAAAATACTTTTGTTCTTCGTCATTTAATTCACCTATTCCATGGGTTGATAAATAATTTGACAATAATTCTTTCCTTTTTTCTTTTCCTTTTTCGTTTAATACTAATTCAAGCGACATTGGTTTTATTATAAATTAACGTCTATTGATAGTCTTTCAATTTTTTAATAAATTGCTCTAAACATTGCGAGTGCTTTTTCTTTCTGTTCTTCGTAATTACAAATTGGTTTGGGATATTTAATATCCTTTTTATATTTTTCCCATTCAGTATTCCAGTTTAAAATATCTTTTACTGGAACATCTTTCAGTTCTGGAACCCATCTCTTAACATAATTGCAATCTGGGTCTACTTCGGCATTTTGTGACCATGGATTAAATATGCGAAAATATGGTTGTGAATCCGCACCACTAGATGCTATCCACTGCCAATTTCCGTTATTGCTTGCAGGGTCATAGTCTGTTAGCTTAGTCGCAAAATATTCTTCGCCTTCTCTCCAATCAATTAATAGAGTCTTGGTTAAAAATGATGCCACAATAAGACGAGCTCTGTTATGCATGTATCCAGTGGCATTCATTTCTCTCATTCCTGCATCAACAATTGGGAATCCGGTTTCTCCTTTGGTCCAAGCGTCAAACCATCTGCTGTTCTTATGCCATCTAATTTTTGAGTAACTGGGTTTCATTGGCTTTCCAAGAACATATGGATAAGCATAAAGAACATTCATGTAAAAATCTCTCCAGATTAATTGTCGTATTAGAGGATGATTGCTCCTAAAAGTTTTATACATTTCGCGAATACTTATACATCCAAACTTGATATATGCTGATAATTGTGTTGTAGGTTTATCAACTTCGTCGTGAGTAGTTGCGTAATGTTTCTGGGTTTTTACCGCGGTTCTTAAGGTCTTAATGGCTTCTGGTCTTCCACCATGGACAAGAATATTTTTATTGTCTTTTGTGAATTTTGAAAAGGCATTTGCGAGAGAAATAGTATTTGAAAGATGTTTGCTTGATTCCTTGAATTTAATTTTATGAGCTTTAGTTGGTGGTTGAACTTGTTTTTTAAGGGAAGCGTGATAATAAGGTGTGAATTTTTTATAAGGGGTTCCACCTCCACTTAAAATAGTGCCTGGTTCATGCAAATAATAATCGCTCGCCAATTCACATTCTATTTTTTTCTTCTTGCAAATTTCAACTATATTGCTATCTCTCTCTAAAGCGTAAGGAGTATAGTCTTTGTTGAAACAAACATAGTTAATGTCAAATGCTTCAATGAACTCGGATACAACCTTATTGTTTGAGCCATAAAAAAAGTAAAGTTTGCCACCATTTTTGTGTATTTCTGTAGCCAAATCCTCTAAACTTTCAATCATAAATTGAACTGCATTATTTGATTTGTAATGATTTCCACTTCCAACTTGTTCTGGAGTAAAAATAAAAATAGTATATACATTTTTGCATTTGGAGTTGATAAGATTGAGTCCGTTATTGTCTACAATTCTAAAGTCTCTGCGAAATATAAATAAACCGTTTTCATGCATGATGTCCTACTATATGCTGCTATTTATTTTTATAACTTTCACGCCAAAATATGAAGCGCGTTTTTAATATCAATGCCAACATTCTGCATGTGGATTCTCTCGTCGTTCCAGCAATAAGTGCAGCTATCACTCTTGCTCAAGTTCCATTCTGGACTAGAATTTTCACTTTGAAAGATTCCATTGAAAATCTTGGCCGCACGCTCTTGATGAAACTCTGAAGTAGTAATAACAATTTCTGGGGTTTCATCGGCGTCTTGATAAGTCTCTGACATCCACTTTTTCAAATAGGCAAAGTTCTCAGCAGTGTTTTTGGCTTTGTCGTCCAAGACGATTTTACCTATTGTTCCAGAAATTGCGCCTTTCATTTGTTCGGCTTCAGTCACAACCATTTCAGTGACGGCATTTTTGACGCCACCCGTGACAAACCAAACAACATCTCTTCCGTCCAAATTTGTGACATAATTGATTGCAGTAGAAACGCGCTCTTGCTGGACATTTTCAATGGCGCACCCGAGAACGACCATTACAGTTGTTTTGCTATACACATGCACAACAAAACAGCTAAGAATAAACAGGATATATTGAAATCCGAACATCTTGACAAGTATTTGAATTGCAATATTCTAAAAAAATTTTGTCAATTTTTTTTCATTTTGTTAAATATCCAAACTTACAGTGTTCTTGTCAGACTTTTGGCGTCTCTTGCTGCGCTTGGGCATATTACCATCAGACTGCAACTCCTTCAAGTCAGAAATGCTAATTGTGCTGCTGTCATTAAAAGAAGGTTGTGATGATTGTTGTTGAGGAGCTTCTTGAATATTAATTGTCTTGGTCTTTAATCCAGACAAGATATCAGAGATATCGCTGGGTCCCTTCATTTCAGCGCGAGGTCCGGGTCCGCGGCGGCTGCTTCTGTCGCCCTCTGACGCGCTGGAAAAGTTCTCCCGAATGTTAATGCCGTCATTTTGACCTTGGTTGGGGTTGAAGTTGTTGCGTCCCATATTAAAGCTGTTGTTATTGCCGGGTCTGCTGGATGGGGGAATGGGTGCACCAGGGCCTTGCGTTGCCATTGGTGGAGGAGGAGGACCACTCATGGGAACTTGAGGCTCGGGGTTCATCATATTATTCATAAATCCGGAGAATCCAGGACTCTGTTGGCTCATGGAATTTACCGCGGCAGTTTGGAATTGACGCATCAAGTCAGGGTTTTGACGCAAGATGTCGTCCATGCCGGGCATAGCAGACTTGAACATAGTGTTTGTCATGTGAACCATCATAGCACTTCCACCAAGTTGGAAAAGCAATTTGAGCTCGGGAGCCATAGAGGCCTTGCTCTTATATTTTTCATAAAGTTCACCAAAAACATCATCATAATCAGTCATATTCTCATTGATTTGCTCACTCCAACCATCCAACTTAATATCAAAGGGGTCAAAACGATTATTTAAAAATTCAATACCGTTGATGCAAGCCATGAGCATATTGCCTTGAAACTTAACCGAGTTTTGCTTAGTCTTTTCCTCCATAATCATTTCATATTCTCCCTGCATTTCGGCAAGAGGAGAATCCATGCTGTATTTTTTAGTCAAATTGACACCCTTATTCTCAAGAGCCTCAAGCTTTCTTAAATATTTAAACTTCTCTCGTAACAATTCCTCCTTGCTCATTTGAGGTTGACTGGACATTGGCTTGTCGGGATTAATTGGTACATTGTTAAACTTTGTAAAACCGTCCCATGTCTTGCTTTCGGGCGAACCTTCAGCAGTTGCTTGACCAATGCTGGGGCCGTCGCTAAATCTTACACCGGCTGGCTTATCATCATAATTTAATGAAATGCCCTTGCTAAACATGTCAGACTTGCCTTCAAATAAACTAGGACCAGGATCAACATCATCCACTAAATCATTTAATTCATTTTCTAAAGTGTTTAAATCATCAATATTAATATCGCTGGATGGGCGGCCACCTGAAGATTTCTTATCGTTCATTAAAAGCTCAAGACCACCGCCAAAATTGGACGATTTTTTATCAAAATTAAAACCGCCATCATTTAAATCTAATTCAGAAATTTCAATCATATCATCCATTTTTATTCATTAAATAGAACATATAATTTTAAGTAATACGAATTATAAATTATATTTTTTGATTTAAGAAATTAATGGAAACAAAATATAGTTAAACTTCTCTTCCGTTGTAAATCGTATTTGCGACATTATTCACCTTAATAAATGTTGCCTTCTCTGCGACCTCATTCATCTTTGCAGCACCAATGTAGGTTAGAGTGGAGCGAATTCCGCCTAGGGTATCCAAGATGGTTTGTTCCACACCACCGCGGTGCTTCAACCTGACACACTTTCCCTCGGCCACCCGGTAATTTGCAACCCCCCCATAGTGCTTAACCATTGCATTAGATGAGCTCATTCCATAAAACACCTTATAGGTGACATCATTTTCAACAACAGTTTCTCCGGCACATTCCTCATGGCCAGCAAACAATCCTCCACACATGACAAAGTCTGCCCCAGCTCCAAACGCCTTGCTAAAATCACCAGCATACTGTATTCCTCCGTCAGAAATAATATGCATGTTAGGGTTCTTAATCTGCGCTCGCGTATCGTATATGCAACTAAACTGAGGATAACCAATTCCGGTTTGCAGACGAGTTGTGCATACGCTTCCCGAACCAATTCCCATCTTTACAATATCAACTCCGCGGTTATAATATTGCTCAACCATTTCATAAGTAACTACATTTCCGGCGACAAGAGTAACCTCGGGATACTTATTTCTAATGTCATCAATCACTGAAAAAATGTGAGTTGAATAACCGTTAGCAATGTCCAAGCAAATAAAATATGGCTTAACCTTTTCCATAATAGTTACCAAATTTCCCAAATCGGCTTGTCGTGTACCAATAGAAACCATAAAATAATTGCGATCAAGATCTTCGGGAATGTCCTCAGCCTTATGAAACTTGTGAAGACAAGTAATAATGTGATGCTTTTGACAAACGCGAGCCATTTCAACTGTTCCGGTTGTATCCATATTTGCAACAATAATTGGAATACCCTTCCAAACTCGCTTACTGTGTTCAAAAACTATCTCTCTCTCCAAATCAACATCGCTTCTAGAACTCAAAGTGCTAATCTTGGGGACAATAAGAACATTTGAGAAGTCTAGTTTTATATCCTCTGAAATCTTATTATCAGTAATCATCTTAGATTGTGAAAACAATGACGCAAAACAATTCATCATTTTATATGCATTTATATAATATGATGTTTTTATACCATTTTATTATTAATAAACCATGTGCCTTGTAAAAAAGAATCTGCTAAATCGTCTTTTTTCTTGTGGCTCTTAAAGAAATTTTCCCATGACAAATAATTTGCCGAATTTGATATGGTTTCTATGCATTTTTGAATGCCCAACTTTTTTCTCTCACTATAACTCCCCTTTAATTCAGCTTTGCTGTCTTTTAATTTATTAGAGGCTGAAACAAAATCAATTGATGTATTGCTGTTACGCATAATAAAATACTGAGCAATCATGCCTTGAATTGTTTTCATACGATTTGCAATTGGACTAATTTGATTTTCAATAACAACATGAGTTAATGTGCTTATGTGTTCAGCCAAAATATTATCAAGCTTAGTTCTTACATTTCGTCCGATGGTTATTAAATCAACCTTTGACGCACTTGTTGCATCAATAGGTTCAAAACACTTTTCAAATACATAATTATTAATAAGAGAGACTAAATCTGCCTTTTTAATAGGGTCTTCATATTTAATGTTATATTTTTCAGCCAATTCATATAATGTTTTGATTTTTTGTTTATTTAAGAAGGATGGTTTTAAATCGGATGTTGGAACTTGAAATGGTTGTTTTTTGCAGTGTTTGAGGCAATAACATTTTCCATTCTTTGAAAACTTGGCGGGTTTATTGCAGTCTTTAAATTTTTCAATTTCGCAACATTTTGCTTCTGATTCTGAACCTATATTTACGACATCCCATTTTGCGATTTTATATTCGTTATCGCCGTCTGGTTTTTCAAATAAACAAAAAGCCAAGTTTTTTATTCCAACATCTATGCTTAAGATTTTCATATTCTACTAAACTAATAGAATATAAAAATAGCATTGTTTATATCTGTTTTACTCATTTGTATTTATAGGTACAGTTACAACTGGTGCAATCATTCTGGCCTGCAATTGTTCTCTTGTCAAATATGGCTGTTTTAAGTTGCTATTGCAATAACCAAATCCGGGAGTATTGGTGTCAAATGTAGACTTGAATGTGTAAGGAACATTGGTTGAAGGATTTGAATTTGTTTGAAAGTGAGATGGTAATCCAAGTTCATTGCATGCCTCATAACTGTTCATTTTCATAATTTCATTAGCATTGTTTGTTAAGTATTGTCTGTATTGCCAACTGGTAGTAATGTTTTCTTGTTGTCTAATGCGGTTATTGACAACGGCTTCGGGTTGCCAAGATGCATAATTTCTCCCATCAGCCATAATAGGAGGAAAATTAAAATGAATATTATTAGAACCACTATAACAGGTTGCCCAGGACATAGTATATTATGATTGGAGAAAATTATTCTTATTCAGAACCTAACAATTTAAGAATTGCGTTTTTTGTAGCTTTGGAGTTTTCTCCAATTAGACCCTTTGCAAGGGCTATTTCTTTAAGTTTGTTTAAGGACATTTTCTTATAGTCAACCGCGTTTTTTTCTCCTGATTCTTCTAAAGTAGAAATGTCAATTGTCTTAATAAATTCAAGATCGGTATTGTTAAATTTTTTTCCATCCGACTCTCCAGAACCATTTTGTTCAGAGCTAGTGCTATCATCATCTAAATCATCAAATTCATCTAACTCGTCCAAATCACCAAGCTCTTCAGAGTTGTTGTCATTTTCCTCTGGTTCCTCTGTTGACTGCAACATCTCGGCAAAATTAATTACTTTAACGCCGCCACTTGGGTCGTGACTCAATTCAATAACAGTGGGTTCTTCGTCGTTGTCTGACTCTTCATCATCGTTTTCTTCGTCGTCATCGTCATCAATCTCATCGTCACTGTCACTATCATCAACATCATCTTCAGAATCGCCGTCAGAAACAGGAATTAACTTTTCTTCTTCTAAATTGCCAAAATTTTGCGCGGGTTGATGTTGGCTTCCTTGAGGCGCACCCCCTTGATATGACATCATTTGCATTCGTCCTCTAATAAAATTCATTTCTTCGGCCATGGTAGTAACTAAACCAAACATGGAAGTAATTTTATGATTTTGTTCTTGGAGTCTCTGCGCAAAGAAGAAG